CCTTGAAGTATCAACTGCGATTCCAGAAGAAAAACGGTCTTGAAGACCTGAAGAAAGCCAGAAAGAACCTTGACTGGCTTATCGAGGAGATGGAGCATGAGAATTAAAACATTAATGGGAACAATCATCAATGTTGACAGGATAAAGCGCAGTATCACAGTTGAGGGTATTGAATTAGGCTCAGATTGCCGTGCTTTAGTATCTAAACACAAAGATGGTACAGGTACAATAACACTAGTTTTTGATGGGAAAATAATTTGAAAAAGGAGTAAAACAATGTTTACACAATACAATCACGAAACAGGAAAAACAACACTTACAAAGCTTGCTAAGGGCGGTATCATTACAGTTGCAGCTGTTACTTCACTTGGTATTTTTCGTCTCACGGCTGTAAAACGTATCCCAGCTAATACGGTTGGAGTTAAGGTTAGCGCAATTGGTGGTGTTCAAGAAAATACCCTGCAAACAGGATATCATCTAAAAATGCCATTTATCGACAAGGTTTACACTCTCTCCACTTCTGTTCAAACAAAAACAATGGAGAAAATAACGACTCAGACAAAAGACGGTCAATGGTTAAATACTAACATTGATGTAAAGTATCGAGTAAATAAAGAGAAAGCTATGACAGTTTTCTCAAATTATACGACTTTGAAAAATGTCAATGATAGTGTAGTATCTCCAGCAGTACAGCGAGCGATTGAATCTGTAACAGGTAATTACGATATTTATGATATTCTCGGTGACAAGCGTACTGAAGTTTATGAAATGATTGACAAGGCTCTCAAGGAAAAATTTGAGTCTTATGATCTAGAGTTTGTATCTTTCACGATCACAGACCAAGATGCAGGAGATGAGATTGAGGCGGCAATCAAAAATGAATCTGTAAAACAAAAAGAAATTGACACTGCTAAGCAGGAACAAGAAAAAGCTAAAGTTGAAGCCGATACCAAGAAAGTTCAAGCTCAAGCAGAAGCAGACGCAGGTATCATCAAAGCAGAAGGTGAGGCCAAGGCCAACAAAGCTAAGTCAGACTCAATCACAGATAATCTTATCCGGATGAAAGAAGCAGAAGCCAGAGAGAAGCATGGCTGGGTCACTGTTAACGGTGTAGGTAGTGTGATCACGAATAAAGAATAAAATAAAAAAGCCAGCACAGCTGACTCCTTTGTGATATTCCGATAAAAATATTATATCATAAAGGAGCGATGTTGTGAGGTTATTAAAAAGAGTTGACGTGCAATTTACCAAAAAAAATGTATATGACGTTCTAGAGAGTTATCGCTCGTATGTCCGAATGGCAGGCGCTGAGTATTTGCCTAAGATCACAACGACCTACTCATTTGAACCAAAGACATTAACTGGTAAGAACACAGCTACTGAGAATATGGTTATCGAACATGTGGATGCAGAGGCAGAGGTTTTGGAAATTGAGAGAGCTGTGAACTGCATTATGGATCCATACGTTCGGCAGGTTATAGCAAAGAAGTACATGGATATGAAAATCCAATTATCAGACAAGGCTATCTATATGGACTTAGGCTATTCTGAAAGTGAGTTCTACCGCATGCTTAGCAGAGGCGCTTTGGAATTTGCGGAAGCCTATCGAAAAGGTAAGCTGATTGTCTTTCGTAAAATTTTGGGAGATATTTGCAAGTAAATTGCTAGGAAATGGCTTATTTTACATGGTAAAATAGTATTGTCAAGTGATAGGTCAATTGACGTCTCCTTTATACTTTATTATATTTTTCCGAGGCTTCGGTCTCGTTTTGGCGGTGACAGGCAAGTGGTTTCTCTCCTATGTTTCCCTTGGTTCGATTCCGGGCATCGCCGTTAAAGACTACAAAAAAATAAAAAAGGAAAACTTTCAAAATGATTACTAATTAACACGCAAGGTAGTAGTCGCCTTGCATTTTTAGGGCTTAGCCTAGATAATCTGTGGTAACTCAGGAAAAGGATGTTTTTAAATCTATCAAACATCCTGCCAGTAATGGTCAATCTAAGCAATTTAATCTTAACTATTTCAGGTTTGGAATAGGTAGGCGAAGTTAAAGCAGAGAGATTCCAACGGCAAGGTGCTGAGGAAATGCAAACGTGGCAGTTTGGCTGTGAAACGAGTCTATAAGAGGAAAGAGGTATTTGGTTCGAGGTGCAACAAGAGCTTAATACCATATCTTACAAAAATTGGGCGCCTCCCAAAAGTATGTAAGGTGAGTTGATTGTCCGCAAAACAATCGATAACAAGCAGGCGCTGTGCATTTTGTTCTTCAAAAGAGAATGAAACCCATGGCGATGCGTGTCTGTGATAGATGAAAAGATGATTTTTATATTTTAAAAGCTATTCAAGATAGAAAAAACTCAAAAAAAAAGCAAAAGTCATCGCCCGTCACAAACGAAAGTGTACTTCGGCAATTAGATTGCCTACTCAAGTCTCGCAAGGATGAGAGTAAAGTCAAAGAGTAAAGCAGCTTAGACTTTTAGCGGGGTCTTCGTTAATTGAAAAATGGCTTAGTAGTTTGTGATGTAAGGAGTGATTGGTCTAACCAATCGTGCATGAGTGATACAAGTAGGAATATTTGTGGACAAGATAATAAACTATAAGTTATCGAAAGTCACTCGCTTAAAGCAGTAGTCTCATGCTGGTTAATGGATATATGGTAGACGGATTAAGTCACAGGTTCGAGTCCTGTCGTTCCAATTGCGATTTTAATTCGCAATGAGAGGTCTTGAAAAGGTCACACATCGTGTGGCTTTTTTATTGTGAAAGGAGGTGATGGAAAATTGAATGAAAGACAAAGACGATTCGCTGATGAGTACATCATCAGTAGAAACGCAACACAAGCTGCAATAAAAGCAGGGTATTCTGATAAAACAGCGAGGTCTATAGGACAAAGATTGTTGACAA